GAGACCATCTGCCCGACTCATAGAGTTGCATCTTAGGTCAAAAAAGAGGGAGGTTGGATTCCTGTGTACCAACAAAGAACGGGCATTTCTACAGTTAGAAAATACGTCCTTGCCTAAGACCCGATTGGTAGATCGATTCTACTGTTCCCAGCAGCGGGCACCACCCCTGTCTCATCACCTTAACCAGCTATATGCCAGTAAGTTTATTCAGTCACTCCCTGTGAGTTGACCGTCGCCCTCTCACATTTATATTTATAGCACGGTCACAGAGCGTTGTCAACCTGTGTTTCAAACTCCTCAATTTTCTTTAACAAGTCGTCAAACATCTTATTCACGTCTAGGTTTGGATCTCCACCTAGCATGATAACTGCTTGCTTCATGTTCTCGGCAACAGACTTTGCCTCAGGGTCATCACTCAACATGAGACGAGCATGAAAAATCTTTTGCTTATCTAAAAGTTTCTTTAATGCTTCAAAGTATTCTAATTTACCTTCTTTATCAAGAAGAGCAAGATTAGTTACTGACTTGAAACAAAATTCTTGTAGGGCAGCCATCTCTTGGATGTCACCACGGACTAATTCGGACTTAAAAAATTCGCTCATACTAGCATTAGTTTTGCACGACTGGTTTTTTTCATGAAGTTGAGTTGTTGTGCCTCATACTTTAGTTTTTCTTTGAGTGGTTTAGAAATCAATTTAGATACTGATTCCACTTCTATCTCGTTAATTTCACAAAGATGTAACACTGAATCTATATAGTTCATATCTTCATTTGTCACAGCGATCTTTTCTACCTCTTGGGAGAACTTAGCACTAGTCATAAATTTATCTTCAAGTAAGTTTTTCTTTTCCATATTTTGTCTGGTATTCGTCTATGTACTCAATGAGTTTAAAAAGGTATTCCTTTTTAGGTGGTTTGATTACTACTTGAGTTTCACCATTCTCACAAGCAACAATAGTTACCAGTTGTTTAACAGTTAAACCATACCGTTCTTGAACACAGCAGGCATATGCTGTCTCTTGAACAAAGTAATCGTACAAATATAATTCCCTTTTTGGTTCGGCGGATGTCTTGAAATCTATGATGGATAGTTCTCCATCAAACTCGCCAATGCAATCAACCCGACCCGCAACTTCTAGATGGTCAGAGTAGAGTGCCGCTTCCTGTAGGTAAATATTATTTATGCGATCTAATACATCCTTACTAGTATGAAACATGAACACAGGTAGAGGATACTCTTTGTAGTCATCCAACACTAGTTTATTATTGAAGTAATCTTCAACAATAGAATGATATTTTGTACCACGATTGGTTGAACGTGCAGTTTTTGCTGCTGCTACCTCCTTACCAACCCTCGCTCTCCATTTAGCAAGACTTGCTTGCTTCTTGGAATTATTACTGATAACAGTAGTGATAGAAGGATAAGAATTTCCCTCAGGTGTTGAGTAAACTCTTTTACCTTCTACCATCTTTGCTTTCATCTCAATAGGAAAGAGATCAAGGAGGTGTGTAAACGTCATAGTCCTAGAGTCATCTTACTAATAATATAAGATTTGACAAGACCCGACCTAACAATATCTCCAATGCCAAATTCAATCTCAGAAAACTCCTCCATGTTCTGAAGGATGCGTTGGAAATCAAGGATGCCATTCCGTTCGTTTGTCTTCTGTAGGTCTGACTGATTTACATCACCACAGAATACAATTCTACTATCCTGTCCAACACGAGTCATGATTGAATCAAGTTCGTGGAAGTTCAAGTTCTGACACTCATCAACAATAATGATAGCATCATCCAAAGTTGTACCACGAAGAAATGATGTAGACCAGAAAGAAATAGTTTCTTGATGCTTTAGATTTTCATAAAGCATATCAAAACTAGCTTGGTCTGGCATCTGGAACATGTTCCTTACCATATTTTTATATGGTATCTGATATAGTTCTGCCTTGTCTTCATGTGTGCCAGGCAAGAAACCAATTTCACGTGTGGATACAAGAGACCTTACAATATAAACTTTTTCATATGGAGTCTCTTCATCCATCACATCTTGCAGTGCTAGGTAAAGTGCAATAAATGTTTTACCTGTACCTGCTGCACCAAAAGCAAACAGATTTTTATCTGCTTCCCATTCACTAAAGAACAACTCTTGGTTTTCTGTTAGTGGAGCAATGTCTAGAAAATAATTAGAGTTGATAGGTTTCTTCCTCTTCAACATCTTTTTAGACATCCCTGCTGGGACGGGAGTTTTCTTTTTAACTGCCATAATTAATAATTACCACTGATATCCATCTTTAGAACGAGTACATGAACCGTACCCTGGTGTTTGTTTGACTTTGTTCATCACATCTTTCCAACCAGGATGTGACTTTGACATTTTATCACGCCAGTCTCCTACCTCTCCAGCACCTGCACAACCTTGAGACCAGTCCCTATCCCAATCTGGATTCTCTTCTTTCCACTTCTCATAGTTTTTCATTGTGAGGTTGAGAACTTGTGTCTCACCTGTTTTTAAATTTTTAACGGGGTATGTAGGCATATCATTTAGTGTGTAGTTTATTTAGAACAGTTACGTAAGGTTAATCTTTGTGAGGTATACCGTAATGATAATCATCAGTATCACCATATCTTTCCATGTGACCTCTCTCTACACTAAAGACTTTAGTTGATACTTTGAAGTCAGGCATCTTAGGATTCTTAGGTGTCAATGAGTTATCATATATTCTCATTCTATTATTAGGGTACAATGCAAATTGACCATTGTTAAGTTCAATTAGATTGTGACTCTTATGTTCTGCTGGTGTTTCTGATGTACTGTAATCAGGAGTATCAATATCGGAATGATAATTATCTATTGTAACAACATATTTTCCAATCTGTGATCCAAAGTTTCTGGTGTACAGTTCATAATCCATAGAACCAATAAACTGTTTACACATTACTGTCACTCCATAATCCATGCAGTTCCAGAATTGTAAATTAGGTAGGTCTAGATCTGGATCAGGTGTCACAGGTCTACTTACAAAGGCACTGATAGGTAGTTTATCATAGATTGCTGCATACTCTGGTAAGTATGTCTCAAAATAAAATGCACGACCTGGCATTGACTTACAAGAAACCCATACGCCTGGTGTGAATTCACCATGTCCAGATTTAAAATCAGTAAGATATTCTTTCCTAACCCATACTTCTTCAGCGGGCATATTACTAATTAGTGTTGCCATATTATAAGAAGTTAAAGTTTATATTGAATCTTCCTGCTGCGGTTGTTGTAGTAGTTGAGTTGTGTATTGTAGAAGCATCAAAGATTAGAATTCTATTAGCAACACTAGGAATCTCAGTACCATCATACAACCTCGTAAATCCATCACAGGTATTCAATGAATACAATGCTCCAGTGTGACTAAATTGATAGTCTTCATGTCCAGCATGTTCTTTTAGAGTTTCTGTGTGTGGATAAAAGTTACCTTTAATTCTCAAGAGAGAACGAAAGAGACCCATCTCTTTAAAACGAGGTATGAACATATTATAAATTCTAACACAATGTTTAGATTCTGCATAGTCATCTCTGTAAAAAAGATGTGTTCCATACCAATTCCAATATTCTTCAGTACAATCTTTTCCTTTAGTGTTTACTTCTTTTTGAAAGTACCAAGCAAAATCAACATTGTACATCATTAGATCTCTTACTTCTTCAAACTGTTCTTGAGGAAGGAAATCATCAATTACATTTACGTCCATTCCAATGCCTCTGCAACAATTGGAAATTCTTTATTGAATATATCTCTACACATCTCAGCAATTTGCATGTGTTCTTTCTGAGTACCGTTTGCAGACCTCAGATTAATATAATGGATCCATGAGCGAACTGATCCCGTCATGTATAATTTTGTTGGTACGGCGAGGGGGAGCACAAAACGAGCACACTCCTTTGCGACTCCTTTTTCTAACATTGTCTGATACAAATCCATACCTTCATTAAAGTATTTTTGCATCGCAATCTCAAAGGTTTGTTTAGTGAAAGGATCTAGATCATCAGTAGAATTCTGACGATTCTTTGTATCCTGACGACGAAGTTCTGGCAACGGAATCACTCTTGATAGTTGAGAACTATCAGCATACCGTTGGGAAAACTCTTGATATGTAAATGAACGGTGCCTTAGGATTTGAGCTGCCAGTCCCCTTGTAGTTGTAATCTCAAGGGTCATGTGTGCTTGCTCAAAGACCGACCAATGACCGTGCTTGATGCAGTAACTTAGTAATCCAGAAATTTTTGGGTTGTCTTGATTCTTGGGGTTGCTCACTCTCGCTACGTACCCCATCGTCTTCTCCGCTTCGGGAGTGACTGTCACCAGTTTCACTTCTTGCATTCTTTGTCTTCTTTAGTGATTTACGAAGTAGTTTAACATACCTAACTTCCTCTACAGTATACCAGTCTGGATGCTTTTTTGCAAGTTTTATTATTCTTTTCGCATCTTTTCTCGTCGTCTTTCTTTGTGCTTCCTTCTCTTCCATGTCCTCATCCATAGGACTCTTTGCATATAACTTAATATTTAGACGACTTTTTTATAAAAAAATTGCTGGAAAAAATTTTTCCAGCAACTCCAAACTGATATTCAGTTTTCCTATTAGCTCTTAGAAGCGAACTTGCGTTCAACTTTGATACCACGATACATAAGTTCGTGATTTCTTTCTTGAGCTAGATCAGCAACCATTTGACGGTATGCTTCGGAGTCATACTTGACTCCCCTGTAAGTGACTTGTGCCATTTGCTTTACCTTAGGTAGGGTGGATTAGACCCGTTCCTTCAGTCGGCTTTTGCGTCCCATGCACACTCAGGAGTTGCCTCCTTTACAACCTCAAGCAATTCTAACTTAACCTCTGGAGGTAAGTTTTCATCCGAACTAATTCGTTCTTGAAGAACGATAGCATCGGCACAATGCATTGAAGCGTAGAGCAGTAGTAAAATCATGAGATGAACGATCCGTTCCGAGTCGGCTTACTTGCGTCCTCCTTTCGGGGGATGAACGATGTGTTAATAGTAACACATTTATATTATATAGTCAAGGCGAAGTGTGTAATTCGTTACACTTTTCTTTATTCTTAAGAATGTGATCCCATTGTCTATCGGGTTCGCCTTCTAGTCTCTCTGCCATCTGTTCCATTAGAACGATGCGAGGATCTTTCTCAATAAATTTAAGTAAACTCATCACCACTTCATTTTGTAAATACTATCTTCAAGTTTTTGTTCTAGTCTTTTGTGTTTGACTGTTGGGAAGTCAATCTGTTCTCCTCTTGCAATAGTATAAGAGGAGACAGTTTTGAGGACGGACTTAAGATATTTAAGTTCATCGTATGTAAAATTCACTGTTCTTTTTCTGCTGAAGATCGTTTTTTTCTCTTACGAGAATTACTCTTGTTGTTTTTATCTACCCAAAGATTTGGTCTCTGACAACCTGCTGATTGTCTCATCCCTTTGAAAGATTTTTTATACTTGTCATAGTATTGATCAAAGATGTCAACCTGTTTGCCTGACATCACTATATCATATTTCATCTCACCATCTACCTCGTAACTGACGAGGTAAGCATTTGTAGGTAAGGTCTTATCGTCTGCTTGTTTTGGATCACATTGTTCTGCAATAACCATAACAGTCATGACCTACCGCCCCATTCAATTGCAGGAAATGCCTCACTCACACATTGCTTAGTGATCTTCCAGCGTTTGCCAATCTGTTTATCTTTTGCGAGACATAGAACCTCTGCTTCACCAGCAGATAGTCCTTCTAGCATTTGAATAAACATCATCTCTCGTTTGTTTTGAGATACATTAGATCCACCCTTAAAGAAGTGATGAAGTAGTCTTGCTTCCTTCTCTAGTTGAGTATGTTCTGTGCCTGCTGGAGCATCGTTAGGAGTATAAGGAACTTTGCCAGGTGGTAGTAGACTTACAATACTATCATCAAAGTTAATAATAAAAAGCATTCTCAATGCTGGACTGTTTAGTTTTTGCAGTAGAGCAATCTTTTCTTTCTTTGTTTTTGCGTTTGATACTTTCTGTAGTACCTCATGCATCAAAAGTTTCATCTTCGTCATCCTCATTAATAAATTTTACAGTTAGAAGTTCTTCATTCAACCAATTACCTTCTTGATCATACATTTCGGGATGTTGCAGTTGATTATATTCATCTCTAGACCACATGTAGTCATGAACAAAGTCTTTTGCAGTCCATCCTGCGACTACTCCTACACATAAGAAAATGAATGATGTTGTCGCTGAAAAGAATAAAAGGGTGGTCTCCGCCATGGTCAACTCCGATATTATGGTTTACTTATTACAGTTTTTCCCACTTTAAACCAAAGTTGAAATAGAACTTATGATTAAGCAAGGAAAAAGTCTTCTTGATTGAGAAACCCTTCTTGGGTTTCGGGTCTACATCCTTAGCCCTCCTTAACATGAGTTCTATGCCTTTATTTATAGACAATTCTTTGTTATTTCCTGACACTTACCATACCCTCTTTCAAAAAGAACTTAGCAGTCTCAACTAAACCACCAATCTCCTTACCATCAATGATGACCCAAGGGTACGATGTTGCATTAGGATACAACTCAGTGAGTCGTTTAGAATCTAGTTCCAATGCTTCGTATTCAACCTCTGCTCTCTTACAAAGTTCTTTGATTTGATCACAGTAAAAGCATCCTTGTGTTGTATATATTTTAATATCCATTAAAAAAGGGAGGACTTCTCCTCCCTAGTATAACACAGTGTTTGGATTTTGCCAACACTGTAGCGGCGACGATATGTTTTATTTAGATATCCATATCAAAGAGCATTGCCACGTGGTAGAACTTCCTCAGGGAATACAAAGTTTTCATGAGGTTGATCAACTGGTGCCAACCATGCACGAAGACCTTCGTTCAAGAGGATATTCTTTGTGTAGAAGGTTTCAAACTCTGGATCTTCTGCTGCTCTGATCTCTTGGGATACAAAGTCATAAGCACGAAGGTTGAGAGCAAGACCAATAA